ACGAAATCCGCCGCCAGATTGTCAAGCATGTACCCATCGTAATCGGGGCCTTCCACATTTAACACTATGTGTTCGACGACTGTCTCAATCTCAGGTAGAGACAGGCCATAGCGGTAAAACAGGAAGGTTGAAAGATCGTGGTCTCGGGCCATCCAATCCTCATTGACCACAAGCTTCGTCTTAATATTCTTAAGAGTCAACCCTGCCTGCTGGGCGTTCCAGTTCCAGGCAGAATCGATAAAACGAAACCTGTGTTTCTCTTCAGCCACCAAAGGAGCATGGTAGTTGAAACGATCGAGGAAGATGTCCCGAAACCGCGGAACGAATCGAAACTCGTACGCGTAGCTTAGCGCTTTGGATGCAAAGTATGCATTGTCGGTGACAGCGTCATTGTTGTTGGCCCGGGTGTTAAACCGGCCCAAAGCTTTGCCCAATAACGGCATCACAGTATGTCGTTCCTCCCCCAAGGGGATGAAACACTTCGACAAGAAGGAAGCATCGACTAAACGCGAGTGTCGTGAGACCTTTGCGTCCATCCGTGCTTCCGTTGCACACGTAGCATAGCGCTTAGCAGCGTTGCGTTTGAGGCCCTCGATGCGGGCGACAATGTCATCACCTAAAATAAGACTTCGGGAGGCGGCGGAACCTTCCTTGTCCAAAAATACAGAAAGAATACACCAGTTCCAGAAACAGTTACGGAACGTGGTGTCGGTGACCCCGGTGGCGAGTTGGTTGTCCAAAACCGCTTGGAAGCCATGCTTCTTGTTCTTCACTTTGTACGACCGTGAGGCCTCAAAATGAAGGCGAATGAACCACTCTGGGCAACCCAGGCGGCGCATTAGCATGATTTCAAGACGCAGTACATCGCTGCACTGCTTCTTGTCATTGGCGGAAAAATCGGACTCAACAAAATCGCCACGGCACTCATCAAGAAAGGGAACATATTGTTGGGGTGTCCTCCCGTATGCAAATCGCACCTTGTGCGGTCCTGGCATGGACTCTGCAGCACCGTCAAGCCTGTGCATGAGTTCCCAGAAGATGGGTCCAGAAATCGCGTTATAGAAATCTGAACCCTTGTAAATGACTCTGGGAGCCCAATTGGGCTTGTGCTGCACGAGTAGGGCTTCGCATTTGACAAACAATTCCTTGTCGGAGTAGTCTCCGATGTGTTGGGACGCCCAGTCCTCAACAGCTTTGCGCATTCGCGCTTGTTTCTCGGGCCCGAACCTGGCAATCCAGGGTTCGAACAATGCCTCGCCCCATTTGATCTCCGGGAGAGGAGTGGGTGCTATTGAATTTATCAGTTTTATGGAGGTTCTGACAACCCTGTGTGATGCGACGCCAGCATCATAGTAATTGCAGCGCTTGTTAACAGCCGCTAAGAAATTAGTATAACCCTTGTCAGGCACAACAGGATGAAACCCTGCGAGCCGTGGTCCGCCTACCCTCTGGATAGCACCTTCATCTTGTAGTTTCAAGGGTGTGCGGAAGTTATACTTCTTCCATAACGGGCGAATAACGCCGGACGGAAGGGAATAAG